GCAAATATACAAGAAGGGCGTTCTCTTTTTTGTGGAGACTATGAATTATTCAGGTTAATATAAAACATGCTATTCTCACAACCAGTTAAATAAGCAAGATTTTTAGGCAAAAAATACTTTATTGCATCATCATAAGAATGAATGTTTTTACCAATATCTAAAAACGTTTTATCTTCACTCATAATTTGAATATTTCTTCTGTTGCGTTGATGTTTTTTATATATGCTTTTTAGCCTTCGTCTAAATCGTCTATGTGATAAATATTGACTAATCATAGTAGTTAAACCGAAATGGCGAACTCCTCACCAAGATAGCCCAAAGGTGTAACCTGCACCTTAATCCGGTTGACTACGGATTTATCTTGATAAGGAGTTCATATTTTATGGTTATAACAACCATATATGGTTAAATGTTCGGGCATTACAAAGATAATAACTTTCGAATAAAAAAAGCGGAACTTGTTGAAAAGTTCCGCCCATTAGTCAAGATATTTCGGTAAGTGTTAATCAAGCGAAATGTACTTGACTTAATTCATTCGCAAACTCATGTACAGATTTTTGTATTTTATCAATAGTAGTACGCGATGGCTTGCGATGTCCTGTCGCATAATGGCTTAACTGACTCTTGTTGATTCCTGTAATCCGAGATAATCCAGCAAGAGAAAAAGCCTGTGTGTAATAAGAGAGGAAAGAAGCCATGTCATACTTAAATTCAAACTCAACTTCTTCAAAAGGCTTTCCATCACGTTCGTATGATGATTTAATATCCTCATACCCTTTTTTGAAATCCTCAATAGCTTCTTTAGACGTTGCGCCTGTAGCAGTAACCAAATAGTCCATATCATCCGCATCCATATAGATGCTGTAGTTACCGTCAGAAGCCATTTCAATAATAGCAGATACCTTTTTCATAATCGTATATTTTTTAATGGCAGGACTTATTTCAGTCCTGCCGCTTTCATAATTGCTTTTAATGTTCCGGTTGCGACTTCCTGTTTTCCATGGTTACTCATTCGGAATCGCTTCCCCGTTTTCGGACTTTCCCAGACTGGGTGTCCGTTCTGTTGTTCTCCAGTGTCAAAGCACCCGGCTTTTTTAATCAGCCGTTCCAATTCGTTGTACTTCATTTCAATGTTCGCTTGATTAACACTACAAAGATACTCATTTGAGTATCATTTACAAAGAAAACAACCATAAATGATACTCATATTAATATCATTTAACAAGAACTATAAAGATAAACGATTCGCTTTTGCGTATAAAAATCGCCGTTTTCAGGCGTAAAAACGAAATACCTTATTCCCCGCCGCCCGATTTGCCGACAAACATAGTGCGAAGGCAAATCGGGCGGCGGGCGGCCGATGCGCTGCCCACCTCCCTAAACGCTGCTACGGCCATTTGCAGCCCCTACAAGCGTCCTTCGTCCCCGTAGCTGTAATAACTTCCATCCGTTACTATCACATGGTCAAGAAGCCTGATATTCATAATTCGTCCCGCTTCCAGTAAGGCATGTGTCAGGCGGTCGTCATCCTGACTAGGGCGGAAATTACCTGACGGGTGATTGTGGCAGAGTATCATGGTGGTGGCATTACAAGAAAGTGCCTCATGTAGAATCACTCTTACATCTACCTGAGTAGACGCCAGCCCTCCGACTGAGATACGCTGTTTGCGGATGATTCGGGCCGCCTGATTCAGGAAGATAACCCAACATTCCTCTACTTTCAGGTCTGCCATGTAGGGAAGCATCACTTCGTAAACGTCGGCGCTGGAGGTTATACGCTTGTAGTTGTTCTTCCGTTCCTTGATTCTCTTGTATAGTTCAATGACTGCCAGTGCCATATCTCTGCGTGCCGGTGTCAGCAGGTTGCAAATGTCTTCTATCGACACATTGCTGCCGTTCGCTAACATGGCGTTCACCTGATTGCTTGTTTCCTTGTTGTTGGTAAGCTGATATACTACTTCTGCGTCGCTCAAGTGGCGGCATTCTCCACAAATTTCGAATAAATCTTTCATGATGTTGTTTATTAAATTGTTAGACAAATAAGGTTTTCGCTAAAAACATACCTCCCAAAACTGAAGCTCCCAGCATTTCCAAATGGCAGGCAAAACGAGCGTAGGAGTACCCACGGGTTATCACGTCATCGAAGACAAGCACTTTTTTACCTTTGAAATACTCTTTGTCAAGGTTGATTACTTCCACATTATTGACGTGCTTTCCTGATTTGCTTTCGTGGATTGCCAGCCGTTCGCCCTCTACCGTGATATGGTCGTACCCGTTCTGAACTCCAGAAAGCCGTGCCACTTCTGCGGAAAACTCTTTGTATCTGATTTCATTTTTCCGCTGGCTGCTGGCTGGGATACAGACAAACACCATGTCACTCACTGACGTGCCAAACTGCTCACGGATTTTCTTTGCGACAAGCTGGGCAGCTGAAACGGCACATTTACCGTCTTTGAATGCCCACACAAACTTTCTCACCTGCCAGTCTCTTGCGCTGGCCTGATATTTTGTGGGCAGGTAGTCAAAGAAGTTGAACATGTACTTTCTGCACTGGTTTAGCATGGATTCGGTAAATGGTTTCATATCGGTAGGTTTTAAATTTATTCTGGTGCCGAGCTCGGGTGTTGAGCCTTTTCTTTCTGCTCTTCCTGCTCTGAGCTTTTTTTTATTCCGTTCGCTTTCGCTGCGGTTTGTTTTCGCCTTTTACACCTGCTCAAAAGGTGTTCTGAAGCGTATAAAGACAAGTTTTCCGGAAAAGCACAGCCTTGAATACTACCCTGAAAGGGTGGAGATTTTTTCAGGAACAGAGCTTGAACTTGGCATACGAAGCAGAACATTTACCTTTGCAGGTACAAAAGGCATAAACCGTAGCGGAAGTGATACCGAATTATTGGCGAAGAGCAGACAAAGAAGAGCAGTCAAGCAATACATAGCTTTAGCTATACCGCCAGTAGGGAGAGCAACGGGGCGGGTGGGCCGCTGCGTGAACGCCTTCGCAACCTCAGAAAGACTACCGAGTGTCTTTCTACCTCTTAACCCGAAAAATCCCCATTCCATCATCAAATAGCCTGCGGTTGCCGATGGAATGGGGATTTTTCGGGCGTGAACCGATGTAAATGGGGCGAATTATCAGATAATCGGGGTGAGTTTTTAGCGTGAAAACTTGTCCCAGCAAATCTAACGGACTGAAACAGAGGTTTCAATCCGTGGCAGGAATCAAAAACCCTTGGTTTTTGTTACGTTTATGCCCGACGCGCGCCGCCCCGCGGTTGCGATTGCAACTAATTTTCATCTCGGGAAATGTGACGCAGGCGGAATCCCACCCCTGCAAAACGGCACAAAAAAATGCACCACCGTAGTACGGCAGTGCATCCAACCATCCTTAGCGAACGGTCTATAACATTATGGGGCATACGATGTCACCTTAGATTGCCATATACGCAAGAACTCCTTACGCATGAGCAGGTACTTGAGTGCATCTGTCAGGTTGGTAGATTCTTTAGGCAGACGTTCACGCGGCAACTTATCACCAGTCTTTTGTTTTACCACCATCTGGCTACCACCATCATCTACTAATCTGGTCTTGGTTACTTCCATCTCAGACTTCAGGTTAGGACAGTTATACTGGTCTATCAACAGAGAGAAGAGCTTACCAGCCAGGTTCCCGGACAGCAGGTCAGACATAAACCGGTACTCCAGATTCGAACCGATATTCCCTTGTCCTATAGACATTAACTGTACACGCCATCCGGTCCTTCTACCTTCTGCATCATATTCAATGGCATTCTTTATCTGTGTAGCCATATCTGCCTTCACCCCCTTGTAGTTGTTCATCGCACGGTCATAGTACAGCTTCAGCACCTTAGTACGCCGTGGTGCAAAATACCGGACGAACTGTGCCCCCAGTTCCCGCACGGTATCAGGAGGAAGCGTGAAGAACTCCTTCAGCACGCGGTACTCACGCCCCAGCTGCTGCCCTACCACCAGAGACAACATATTACCTGCATCCATCCCAGCCTCGAGCGGCATGTTGTTGTTATGGTAACGCAATACCGTACAGTCTTCCTGCCATCCCAGCGGCTTCTGGTCTATAATCTTATTCAGGAACCCGTCTGCATAGAAATGCCGGATGGACAAATTCGGGTAGAACAACATGCTGGCCTCTATCTTCGGGATAATGGAAAGGATATTACAAGACAAACCCTCCAGCCCTTCAGCCAATTCATCAGAGAACCAGTCCAAGCCCAATATATCCGCATTGACATAAGAAGAAGAAATGAAAAAGAACGACACACGGCGGCGAGTCTTAATCCATCGCTCTTCCCAGCGTTTCATATTACGACGGGCCAGTTCGACAGCCCTGGCAGCTTTATCTACCTGATTCTGTAATGTCCGCTCAGTACGTTGCCTTTCGACCAGTTCCCGGTACTCCTGCAGGTGCGACACATAGGTCTTCTTACATTCGTTATACACCAGTCCGGCACGCAGCATGAGCATAATCTGTTCTTTTTTATTCTGCGCCGACAGCTTCAAAATCCAATCGTATTCACCCAGATGGTTAGGGTTCGGCATATCGGTAGTCAGTGTCCTGGAACGGTACCACACAGACTGTCCGTAACGCACATAGAATCCACGTACGGCCTTCAGGAGGTTCGTGAATTTTTCTTCAGGGAAATATTTAACCTCGTCGCCAAACACGCCCACGTAGGAACGTCCGGCACCAATGGCCAGACGATCCAAAGATATGAAGGTGAAATTAAAGCCCGTGTAAAATACCATGGTATTACGCCAGTCGGTACAGACATTATACATTCGCAACCGCCATTCTTCCGGAGGAGCTTCGTTGATTACGTAATGCGTGCCCAACTTCCACCCGAGGAGCTGGAGTCCGTCAATCAACGATGGAATCACGTTCTTATGCAGGTCAGAGTAAGTATCAGCCACCCATGCGAACGGAGCGCCCGGGCAGTCCTGGGCTGCTTCCTGAACCCGTTCTGCCAAAACCTGCACTGTCTTGGCAGATGCACGACCGGCCACCCAATAGAGTGACCAGGGCATCATGATGGCCAGCAGCTGGGCTGTCCAGTTGGCGAAGCGTGTTTCCACGCTATCCTCTGAAATTTTCAGTTTTTTCTTGCGTGTCATCGAGAATCTCCTCAAAGTTAATATCTATTACCATCGCATCACGTTTAATGCGTGTACGGTCTTTTTCTGTAAGGTCAGGAATCTGGTCAATCTGTGCGGCAAGTGCTGTCCGGTCGATGGAAGGCACACCAATTCGAGTTGAATCAAGAGTATAGACTTTTATATCTTTTTCCTTGATTTCCTGACGTTTTACCTTATCCGGTTTATCAAGTTGTTTAACCTTCCATGCCTGAGTCAGCAAGTTACCGTATATCTCCATATCCTTCGCTCCTGAAGACGAAAGAAGTACCGTCTGTGCAGCTTTCATCAGGTTGTCGTAAATCATATTACGATGTGCGGCAGGCTCAATGGTATCATCCAGGTAAAACAGATTCACGGCCTCGTAGTACATTTCTCTGGCACGGGGACGGGAACAGCTGAAAGGTTCGTGCATGAGCATGGAGATGGCACGATCCTTCCCGTATTTGCGCGTAATGCCGACTACGGCAAAAAGCGCATTATAGTAGTCCTGCTCTTCTTCGGACAACTGATATTTGCAACCGGACTCAATGTAGTCCTGCAGCTGCTCGTAATAAGATTTCTCAAACATCTAAATCATCAAAAAAAACTTTTGAAACATTATTTTTAAACTCGATTGCACGGCGCATCTTGTCCAACCGCTGGGCCTGCGTCACATTCTCACCCGTGGCTGCCGCATCCGCCATGGAAATGCCTTCTTTGGCCGTCTGAAGGAGCTGACCACGGTCATAATGATACTTCAGGGGTGACATAAGAAGGCTATAATAGAACATAAATTCGTTAACCTCTATGTTGTAGTACATGGCTATCTGCTGGGGCGTGTAACCTATCCCAGCCAGTTTCTCGTATTCTTCTATGGGGATACGGGAAAACCATTCCGGACGATTCTTATCTGTCCATTTTATTACCGATTCTGAATTCATAGACTTTCTTCGATTTTAAAAATACATACTGTTCCTCGAGGGCATTTTCTCCATAGTTTCCGGAACCTTCCACCACATAGCATCCGGTATCTGTGTCCAGGCAAGTCACTTTCTTGTGTGTCCATCCATAGGTAAGCGTAATAATACCCTCGTTATGCAGCTGCTTGAGTCGGGCAAAAATCAGCGGCATACGGAACTTGAGCGTTTCGGACACATGAAGATGAACGGTACCAATCAACCCTTTATCCTTGTAACGCAACAGCGCATTGATAATTCGCTCGTTGGTGGAATAAGTGGCCACATAGATGTGCCGCACGTAGCCGGCATGTCGAATCAGGTACACAATGAAGGTAAAAGCAGTGAAGCTCTTACGGGTTTCAATGAAGAAGGCTTCATTGGTTTCCGGAAGACGGCCGCACAGTTCCTTCAGGTTGTTCAGCTTGAAACACAGAATATTCTCGAACCGCTGGGAGTACATGCGCGACTGTCTCACCTCGGCAAACAATTCGTCCAGATTGAAGTACCTATTCATCGCCCAGTAACCGGTTTATCTCTGCCAGCTCGGACTGGTAGGCTTGAAGCCGTGCCCTCCGCTCCAGCTCGAGGTGTGGCTTATCCCTTTTGGCCATCTCATCCTGAACCCGCCAGATGTTGTTACGTAATCTTTTCTGACGCACCATGAGCTGCTTCACATTCAACGTCAATAATTCTCTCCGGCGGTGAAATGCAGTAAATATCGGATGTTTGCCCAAGATGGAATGATGCTGCTGGTAGTAATTCAATTCTTCCCATATCATCCGATTCTCGAGATAGGAGTTAATCAGTTCCCGGGCCACCTTAGCGCACTGTTCGGTAGATGTACATGAGCGAAGCTGCTTATGCAAATTCACATAGGCGTGATATTTGGTGAATTTTCGCGATGCCAGTGCTTCGAGTTCAGCCGGACAATCCGGTTCGGAAAGGAAAGGGAATTCATCACGGAACGATTTAGGTTTACGTTCTGAAAACAGCACAACCTGGGAAGATGCCACATAGGTATAATCTTCATCAATCCCATATTTTTTACACAACCAGTCAATCATCAGGCGGCGATTAGCCACCGGATTGGACTTGATCAGGCGTAAAGTCAAAGAGGGTGCGCCCGCCTCGATAAGAAGCTGCACACCCTCTTCGGCGTTCGCACCTGCACGCAACCAGGTGAGAATTGTTTGTTTCATTTCTTAGTATCCAGGAATGGGTTCAAAAATTTCACATTCTCCTGAAAATGCTTCAGGTAAAGGAAACATTTGTCTGCAATAAGCCGTTCGACCGTCTTTGAGTCAGGCTTCTGTGAGACGACCGGAAGAATCCATCCATCTGTATGGAAGTCCAGACGAATGGGGTGTACCGCATACGCACAACCATATACAGTGAGTAAGTGATACTTTCCAGAAAGGATTTCCGGACATTCTTCAAACATCTCTGTCAGCTTTTCCTTCTCCAGCAATACCGGGCAATGCGTATTGTAATCATACGCTGCAAGCCGTAGCGTATCACTCAGCAAATCAGCAGTATTTTTCATCATAACCGCTTCGGCTCCGGTATAACGATTTGGATTGAGCATACCAAAATGCTTAAATATGGCGATATGACACAAGCCTACATTATCTATCAGATAGGAACCAGGTTCAATCAGGATAAATTTTTCAGACACAGACTCAGATACTATGGCCAGCTTCAATACCTCGAGAATATCCAACTGGCTTCCTTCAGCACCATTGTATTCAATATGCTCAATAAACATATCCTTAGTATATTCTACCTGGTCACCAATGGTGACAAAGCGAATATTTTCAAGCAGGTATTGAGCACAAGATTCAATCACCTTCACAACCTCTTCTTCCCGGTGTTTCGCCTTGAAAAAGGGAATCACGACAGTATAAAAAGGATTTACATCCTGTGCATTCAAATCGCCTGTAGCACCTTCAGGTGAAGTATTCACCGAATCAGAATCGGTTTTAGCTTGTAATGTAGCGTCTGTTGCTTCAGATGCTGTATCCACTGCACCCAGATTTTCAGCAGGCTGCTCTACTGTAGCAGCCTGCTCTAAATTATCTTTTTTCTTTGTCATACACCTTCTTCTAATGAAGCGGCAGCTGCCGCTGTTAAACCTAAATAACCATCAATATCCGGGTCTTCTGTTTCTGGAATCAAATTCAGAGGAATACGCCCAAGAGGAGATGAAGGAATTTCGGATGCCAGTTCAATCGTATTCTTGCAAGCCTCCTTATCGTCCTGTCCTTCATCAGAGCTGAACACCAAAGGAGTGCAAGGAGTACCAGCGATTTTCGCATCTTCAGTACCGCAATTAATCACGATAGAACCTAAGTCTTCATTCACAAGGGTATTGCGGCAAACCGCCATTTCTTTAGTGTCTCCTGGTGACTCCCATGCTGTATGATGCAAGTACCCCTTAGCATCGGCGGAACCAGTCAGAGTATCCCATGATTTAATGGTACTGGATGTACCATAGACAGCAATCGGTTTTTTACCTTCTGCAAAGGCAAAAGCAGTCACCGTAATACCATCAGTATCTTTCTTAAAGGTTTTTACATCTTCCCATCGGAAGAGAATCACATAATGCTTCTTGCCTTTCGGTCTACCGGCCGAAGAGCTTGTTTTTTTAACTGAAACTAAAGTTTCTGCCATATTCATACCTCCTATAATTATACACCCAGTTCTGCAGGTGCCAGTTCATCCACCAATGCAGTAGGCAAATACGCAAAAATAGCTTCCTTTATCCAGAATCCGGTACCTTCGCGCCACTCACCCAGCACCTTAGCCTGATAATCATCAGAAGTCATTCTCAAGCCCATGGTTTTCGGGTCTCTTGACATAAGGTGTTTGAAATTTTCTTTCGGTGTAATAAAGAACGCTCCGGTACCACGCATTCCTTCAATCGGGCCGAAAGTGAAGCGAGAAAAATCGACCTTGATTTTTTCTCCGTCTTCATTTTTAGTAGTCGGATATTTGTCGCGATATGCACGACCGTACTTGACAATCAAGTCCGGGTCCGCATGAATGAACATGGTTTTATTCTTGTATAACGGACTTACTTCGTCTACCGCCTTTTCAATCTGCTTCAAGAGTTCTTCGCCCTCACCCAGTTCTGCAGTATCATTAAGCAGCCAAGTCACATCGGTATCTGAAGCCTTCTTCAAATCACACAACTGTGTGACAAAGCCATCACAAGTTTCTTCAGCCTTGTTTGGAGTAAACGAATCCTCAGATGCAACCGGATCTTTGTAACGTCCCTTACACAATGCCAGCTCGCGGTCTTCATCCAATTTCGGACGAATAAGCTGTTCAACGATATAACGCACAATCGGCATATCTTTCGGTTCCAGCTTCTCATCATACAAGTAACCCAACACATCGTTGATAATGTCTGACGGATAGATGGACACGTTGATTTTCATCGGGTACATCTTAATCGTCATAGGAGTAAATTTGGATTTGCCTTTCGGGGTGAAACGCGGAGTAAATGTCTGCAGCACGGAGTCAATGGCAGCCTGAGAAGCACGTACTTCAAATTTATCGGTGATAATTGTCGACATATAACCCGTACATGAAATAGGGCCTACCAATTTGTTGAAAATGGAAATTTTATCAGAAGAAACATACTTTCCGAATTCAGTTTTCAACTCGTTAGTATCGACGGTAGAATCACCTGTCCACACATCACCTGCAGCTGCTGCATAATACGCCTTGTTATGCATCAGACTCATGTCCGGCTTAAATTCCTTTTTCATCTTACCATCTGTTCCGTTTGTGACCTCTACACCACCTTCACCTGGTAACTTACCCAATTTTTCATTTTCAGCCTTCAGTTTCTTAATTTCATTCTGAAGCTGGGCAATGGTAGCCGCGTCCTTTTTTGACTGGGCTTCATATTCAGCAGCTACACCTTTAACCGATTCCTCGGCAGATACCCCTTCTTTCTCCTCCAGTTCAGCCAAATCCTTGACGAAAGCATCCGTAAATTGCTTTCCCCATTTTTCAGTAAGTTTCTGCTGATCACCGGCAGATAGAATGGAATGGCCATCGGCATCCTTGGCAAAAGAAGAGATGCCCAGAAACGACATGACGGCAGTAACCGTCAACAATAAATTTCTGTTTCGCATTTTATTTTATGTTTTTTGTTTGTAAATAGGCAGAAACCGCATTGTCTCTTGCGATTTCACGCGCCCTGTTAATTGCATACTGTTTATCACCGATAGAATCAATCAGGCCGTATTTCAATGCGTCCTCTGCATAGAACATACGTCCGGAAATGATACCCTCTACTGACTTGTCTAATTTCTCACCACGGCGTGCTATCACTGAATCCTGGAATCGTTGTGCCAGCGGATTCAGCTCTTCGCGTTTGATAAGTTCATATTTACCTTCTTTGGCCGCTTCAAATGGAGCGTTCTTATAATTGGACAAATCGGAATAAATGGTGTGTATCTTGACACCCTCTTTCTCGTAATACTTGGCATAATCGGGAAATGACATCATTACACCGATGGAGCCGAACTCGGAAGAAATGGTATTCGATGCGATAATCTCGTCACAGAAAATGGCCGTGTAATAGTTGGCAGAAGCGCACATATCGCAATATGCGATTGTAGCCTTCCCATTTTTACGCGCAAATTCAATCGCCGCGGTCAATGGAGCGATGGCATCCACACAACCACCGCCGGAATCCATATCCAATATGATTCCAGATATATTCGGGTTGGAGGCAGCTTCATATATCATATCGGCTATCTCGGTAGTACCATACGCGCAATACGTGCCATACTTCAGCATGGTACCGTGTACGGGAATAATTGCTACGGTATCAGCCGGAAGGTCTCCGGCAAAAGAAGATGTCCGGCTCATCTCTTTAGAGTAAGCCTGACCTTCGATAGGTTTACGATCTGCCAGCGTTCCCTCTGCAGACTTGTCGAAGGAACCAGTAATAATCTGCTCCAGAATTTGGTGCGATGACTCCACGTCACGCAAGGCTATAGCCCATTGGGAGCGCATAATGGCAGAATACAGGTGTGATAAATGCATAGTGTAATTATAGTTTTTTCGTTGCTACAAAAGTAGATGCACTATACCACGCATAAAAGGACTATAAAAACTTGCTCGATTCCGGCTGCTGCCCCTTATATGTCAATCGTAAAGCATGGGGAGAACCGTCACCTGACAGGCTTAGCACCACCGGGAACTGGTCGGTACCAACTACCCTCGAATTGCCGTCAGTATAATCCAACCGAACTAAAAGATAGATTCCTATCCATGCCATTATTTCTCTCTGATTCTCTTGAGAAGAGTCAGAAAACGAAATTGTGAGATTAACCTCGTAATTTGTACCATCAGAAGATAACTGCTCGCTAAATTCAGCAGATGAAAATTTCATTTTGTCCCAAATGCCCGATACCTTAATCTGTGATACACCCGGAACATTAGTCACCGTTGATTCAGACAATGCGATAAAATACACGCCGCAAATTGCAGCCCGTTTACTTTCTCTATTTTGCATAATTGCTTAAAGTTTAAGTAGTTTTGCACGTGAACCTGCAAAATCAATTAAAGATTAATAAGTGAAATAATATTAAGGGAAAAGGCTTAATTGAAGTTCATTGGCAATCTCAGTAGTTATGCGACGACGATTACGGTAGTCATATTTTTTTACCGTGTCGTAATTAACTGCATTTCTCTTGATATTATAGCTATGAAGAAACGCTTGGATAATCTTATCCTGCTTGTAGCCCTTCGAATAGCCTACAAAGAAGTATTCCTTGATACGAAGCCTGAACTGAGCTTCGATGAATAATCGCAGCTGCTTCTGCTTCCATTCTGGAATGTAAATAAAATTCTCACTAAATATGGCATGGTTCCATTCCTGCACAGGGAGAATTATCCGGAAAGGATTCTCCCCCAGCTCTTGCTTTCTTGGTCGGTCCGTAATGGTAACCATTGCCTGGATCATGCGACCTATCTCATGTGTACCATCCGCCATCAGCTCACCCGTACGCCGGTTCTGCTTCAGCTCATGGTATAGAAAGTCCTGAAGATGCGGTGCCAAATCAATAATAACGAAAGGTCTGTCCATAATTATATATGCTTTACGCAAAGATAACCATAATGCGGTAAATATCCCGCATAAAACCATACATATCAACCCACCTTTCGCATAGATAGGTCTAAAATTCGTGCTTGAGTGCACAAACAGCCTTAAAAAATCATATCTATTTGATTATCAACATATAAAAACCGTACTATTTTCGTACAAAACCCGTACAAAATCGAGTGCGCTGGTACTTTCGTGCATTTTTCGTGAGATAGTACGGAAAGTGCGGAATAGTGCAAAAAGAGTGCAGACAAAACATTTTGAATATCAATTAATTAAATGAATAAAAATTCATTCTGCACGATTGCACGATTTTTTTTCTAAAATAAATAAGGGTATATTTACAGCCTTAAAAAAAATAAAAAAAAGAATATTATTATATGCCGTATTCCGCTTTTTCGCACAAATGCACACCAATTCTTAATCTATCTAAAAAAGGGGTGAGAGGGGAAAAGCCGGACAGGGGAAAACAAATGGCGCACCGCACGCACAGAGTGCGTACAGTACGCCAGGAAAATGCTTCGACTATGGTTTTCAATAAATGTTTCGACTGTTGTTTACATCAAAGCTTCAGGGTAATATATATCGCATAAGAATTCGAATTCGCGTGGGAGCTTTCGGCACCCAACTATCACCGCAATACCTCGTGCGGCCAGCTCGTATAAACGCTGGGTCGTGGAGGGGCTTTCGCGGAAATTAAAGTCATCTACCAGCACATAATAGGCCTCTGAGAGTTCGATGTCATATACGGAATGCTTCAGAATCTTCCTGGCATCGCTCCTGATGGTAGCCAACCGGCAGCGCATGGCCAGCTCGCAAACCATGTTCGTACGCTGGTTATTATCCGGACTGATGCAGGTCATTATTTTGTTTTCTTTTTTGCTCATATAATTTGCTATTTATTTGGTAGTTAGCTGAAAAAATCGTACCTTTATAGAGTAATAAATTGGGGTATCGCATACCTACTTCGAGTAGAAATGTCTGCTCAAATGAACAGGTTTTACGTATCCTGGTCTTCTGTATATTTTCCGGTAATCAGCCGAAAATTCAATCTTATCCATACTTATGTCATCGTGCTGGTGATAATATATGTACTGGCAGACTACCTTAATAAACACATCAATACTTTCTGGAACAACCACTTCACAGACGCTGATAGTATCGCCCGGTGCCAGTCCGTCAAGCATATTATATACTTCTTCCTGGAACTGGACGAACCTTACCATATCTTTACGGTATACGTCCAGCTCGGAGTCATCATTCAATCGATATTTTGATAAATCATTGTTCATCAGTAAGAAATTCTGCTATCATTATTATTCACAGCCTTTTGCTGCGCATATTCAGAAGATGTATAGTACTCAGGTGTACCAATGGTAAAATATTCCACACCTCCTGCCTTATCGTCCAGGATAGGATTACCTGAACGGGCGTCAAACTTGCAAGGCTTCCCGGTCACCGGGTCCAGCTTCTGGGGATTGAAGATGTAGCCGCGGAACTGGCAATACTTCAGCAATCTCTTCTTGAACTCAGTAGGAGAATTAGAAAACTTGCGCATGTTCGGATCATAGTTGCAGTATTCATCATACAGTGTCTTACGAACCAGCCGGACATTCAAGTGAGAATCTGCACTGAAGTATTCATCTGCCCAGGAAATGAATACCTCAGTGATTTCCTGACGTAACCTACGTTCAATCAAACGCTCCTGCGGTGCCTGTACGACTCCAAACTGAAGGTAGAGCTGCACGCAATTAGCTACCAGATTCCAGCACAAGTTCCATTGTTCAAAATCCCATTCCGTAAAGAAATTGCATCCGAAGTCATCTATCGGCTTATGGGTGTCGTTGTAAAAATCACTGAACCCCAACAGCCATTGACGATCTGTGAAAGAAGCACCTTCACCCCGGATAGCATGATTAGTGGCAATGTATATCTTTGGAGAAGTCTCGTATGGAAATGTAATACGGCGGCCGCCCTTATAATTGACTGTCCAATCTCCTGTAAGATTTGGGAATAGACGTTCAAAGTTAAAGTTCATCAGCACGTCATCAATGAATACCAGTTTGGTATTCTCAACCACATCGTTCCATACGAACTGGTCCTCCAGCAAGTCTTTCCGCTTCCCGTTCACGTAAGCTGAAGGAAGAATATGTTTCATCAGCACACCGATAAGCGATTTACCGGAACGGCCATTTGACTCTCCCACCTCTGATTGCTTGCCGTCCATGCCAATGACCGCGCGGTTAACGGATACATCCTTGTACTCCATTGCCATATAACCAATCGCACAGAGTTTGGCAAGCAGATGTTTTCTGTTCTCAAGTAATTCCTCCGGTTCAATCTCCATTTCTCTTTTACGCCAAGTGAAGTTGCTGGTATTGATCAGGAACTGTAAAAAATGACAGGTCTTCCCTTCCGGAGACAAGGTATAGTCCAGCGTGTCATCATGCCCGGTGAAGGTGATCAGTGGGCGGCCAAGGTATTTTGCCGGGAAATCACGTCGCTGTTCTGCCCATACATGATGGGTGATTGACTCGTATCCAAGCTCCTTCACTTCATGCTGCGTCACACGCCAGCAGTTTTTCTGAAAATAGAATATCTGTTCGGTACCTACCGGATGAAGGAAGTCAGGATAAATGAAGTGTAGCAGGGATAATTTATCCGGCCCTACATACTGTGTCACACCCTTAGACAGCATTTCGTTGATAGCTTCAGAACAGTTGTTTTCCGCAAATTCAAAAAGGAAGTCGCGGGCTTCAGAAGCCTCGATTACACGTACAAATGGCTGCTCCAGCCGGATGAACTGGAAAGAACCATCCAGTCTCCGGAAGCGGCCAAAGCCACGGTTCTGCAGGAACCGACGGCTGGGTACATAGCGAAACTCATATTCCGTGTAAGTATCACCGCTCCGGCGGGACTTCTCCACCGCTTCCCAAAACATTTCGTCTGATTCAATCGCCTGGGCAGACTCAAGCTGCCCGGATTCATTGATACGCCAGCGGTGTGAACCATAGCGGAACTCCGGAAGACGTGACAACACATCCTTGTGCATTTCGGCAAAATGCTTAACCGAATCAAGGCCCCATAACGTAGACAGCTTATGGTCAGTGTATGCTGAGATGCGAAAAAGCTGAAGATACTTACCGGTCAGGTTCTTTTCATTAATCAGCTGGTCGAAGTCGGCCATCAACTCCTGCTCCTTACCCTGAAGGGAACCAGCCAGCAGGTCATCAATGCCCTTTTCGTTTTGCTCGTTTTTCTGCACATGGCCGACATAGATTTCTACGTATAGTTCTCTGTTCCGGAGAGAACCCATATAGTCACGAAAGTTACGCGCTGCATAGTAGAAATTACGCGGACGCTTCTCTACCTGGTCATTGATACGTATGTTGGCCGAAAGGTCATTCCAATCGGAATCCATAATGAAAAACACTTCCTGGACATGACATTTCTCAATGATTCGAATCAGGTCTTCAGGAAGGCGGCCACCGCAGGCAATGTTCTGTATGCCGGATATAGCCAGCGAATACATGCCATGCTTACAGGCTTTCTCTGCTTTCTTCTCACCTTCCTGGATGAAGAGTCGCTGCAGGTGTTCACCTTTGTTATAAAGCTGACGAATTTTGTCCGGAATGTATATCGGAGTACCGCCCCCATAAGGTGAACGGTACTTGAAGGGTTTGCCTTCCTTATCCAGGTGTTCCTCCGGGTACTGCCAGCGAACACGGAAGTATTCGCGCATTTTGCCGGTCGGTTTGCCCTTTGCGTCTTTCTGTTCATAAGTAACAGGTTTCCCCTCGAGGTCATAATACTTGATAATTACATCATCGCCATTAAAGTCGATGTCACCTTTTGAATTGACCGTACCTTTGCTGAAGGTATGGGATAATGTCACTGTACGGTTAGAGGTGGAATCAAAGATATGTGCTACCACATCGTCCATGGTAAGTCCTGAACCCTGAAGCATAGCAACACAATAAGAAGAAGCGTCCAGCCCCTTCAGCTCTTTAGAACCTTGTTTGGGTTTTGTTATCTTTGGTTTCGCAGGAACAGGAGAAGAGGTAATATCCACCCCAAATCGTTTAGCCAGATACAATAGCGCATCGTTGAACGCCATGTTCTGTACTTTCATCAGGTAGGTGAGGGCGTCATGGCCGCCGACATTACATTTATTAAAGCACCCATATAGTTCTTTCTTTGAATTGTAATTGAACGTATTCTTACCACATACCGGGCATTTACCCCGGTAATCGTAACCTTTTTGCTCTTCCATGTCTTGGAAGTCTCTAATGACTTCCAAGACATGCCCCTCGGCAGCTCTTTTTATTCTGTCAGTGTTATCTTTGGTTATATATTGGCTCATATTCTGGTTATTTTTTGCAAAGGAAAAAATTAGAAAGTTGCTGCAAAAGGACTATTTCTTAGTAACTATCTCCAACCTGACTCGCCCATGCAGTCCATTGTTCAGGAAAAGTCGGGTGATTTTCATCCATATATCGTCTTCCGCTGCGTAAGGGGCAAACGCCCGGATAATCTTACGAGCATGATATTTTTGCATCCTACGGCGTTTTACCAGGTGCAATCTATTCAGTTTTACACTATCTTTTTTTCTTGTCATGGTTTTTCTTTTTTATGAAGAATTTGTGCTTAGCACGCAATCTTCGGTTCAATTCTGAAATACGGTCGTATTCAGTGGGTATGTCTTTATATGTCACCATCTAATAAAACTCCTGCTATATCTTGAGAAAGCACATCAAGAATAAATATCCGTTCATTCTCTGTGTAATTTTGAATATGTTCCCGGACAAAACTAAGTTCCATCCGAGCTACCTCCTTCAGTTCTTCTCCCCTTGGAGAGAGATAACCGATACCGGCTATCTCGGCCGATATTTCCGGATTTGTATTTTTTGTTCGGTCTGTCATAATATTCCTCTTTTTATAAGACGAGATCTTTCTATTTCTTCTCCCAAGCTAATTAAAAACCAAGGGTCGTCATATTCAACAGTAAATATCGACATATCCTTATAACCATCATGTTCCTCAATCTTTATGATACGTAACAATCCTTTATTATGCCCTTTTTCTATTTTCATCTTTAGTATATCAGTAATTTCTTTCTCGCATAAAAAACTTACTTTTTTCATACTACTATATTTTCATCAGTCGTCCTCTATAATTTTCTTCCCACAAAAAGGGCAGTACTGGTAAGTTAATACTGCTTTGACTTTTACAAAATGTACCATCCTTCTTTTTCTTTCGATATAAAACCTCTATAGAAGGAAGTAAACGTATCTTTCCGTTAATAGGCGTAAATACACCTCGTATCATTGCATGGGGGTCACCTGTGGCCTCTCTCACTTTCTCCTTAGCATCTTCAAAACAATTACATGCCATAATCAATCAATAAAATATTCACAACTATAAGTTCCGGAATCGCTAGGAAAATCTATATTCACGCAATACTCACCACACATTAAGAATGGTTTGTCTGAAGTGATTGTACCTTCTTCATTTGTGTTCGGATCTGTAAGTTTTGCGCCTTTCACCATTTTGTCCAATTTGGCTTTCATTTTGTCTGAAGTAAAGCAGGTTATCTTTTTACCTGAACTATGGTAGTAAATAAGCCCCATGTTTAATGATGTCATGGCTTGCTCGACAATATTCATTATTTCCTTTTTGCTAAGAATATTGAAAGTTTCAAACTGTTGTACTTTAACGTCAGGGAATTTCTTTATAAAATCTTTTTTTATCATAATTATTAATACCTTATACCGACAAAATCATTCGGTTCAATAAAACCTTTTGTTCTCATTTCATAAATAATCTGATTTTTATTCAATTCACTTCCATGCCATTCTAATATTATCTCATTACTACCATTGCAAGAAGATATATTAGGCTCATCATTGGGCTCAAAATCAGTAAACTTAATATATCGAATGATATTTTGTAAAGCCAAATCTGCTTTGTTTAAAGAAGTCTCTGCTTTGGCTATAGCTACATCCAATCTGTTCATTTTAATCCTCCTTTTTCTCGAAAACTTTAACTGGGAACCAGTATATTTTACTCTGTTTTTTTGATTCTTCATATACCATTTGTCTGACTTTGAATACCATATCGACATCCCGAGAAGCAGATTGTAATTTTGTTTTCATTGTAGTGGTGTCTGTAGCCATTACAATGGCAATCAATAATGTATCTATCATGATGTGTATAACTTAAAAATCGTCTTGTTTCTTTAACCGATTTGGGTCTCTCAGTTTTTTGCTGAAATCTATCAGTTCTTTAAGGTCATGTACAAGATTATCCAAATCATCATATCTTTGCTCAACATTATATAAGATTGTTTGCTGACGTGTAGTGGCTTCTCCAACTTCTTGTATGCTCAGGTATTTCTCATATCTTTTCTTTGTTTTAGCCAGTTCTTTTTCCAATGCCTTTGTTATTATCTCACCAGCAAGGTCCATTTCTTCTAATGTAAATCCTATGTATTTGTTAAGAAGCATCGGAGATTTTAGGTTGGGTGAAGTGACGTATTCCATAAAATCAAATTATTTAAGTACAATTAATTCCACATATTAGGTCTATCTTTAATTCTCTTGAGGTAAGCGGCAATTTTACGGGAAGCATCTTCCCCGTTTTTAACGAATATCCTGGTATGGGTTTTGTCACCAGGTATTGCTACATACCTACCATTCTTTTCAAGTTCTCGCTGCCGTTCTATTTTCAGTTCAGTACCGGAAGGATTCTTTTCAAGGTCTACCTTGCGCGGAATTAACGGGTCGCCTTCTGTTATCATATCATTAAAGTTTAAGTTTAACCATTCATAGACTTGTAACACGAGATAAGTTCTGCAGTATTATTTACACCCAGTCGAGCTCTCATATTGTTGCGATGCCGGATCACTGTAAATACAGAAATATTCATTTCTTCTGCTATCTGCTGGTTAGTCATACCTGAAGCTATCAACTCAAGGATATTTTGTTCTTGAGTAGTCAGCTTAGTATTGAGAACCGGGGAACAAACTACACCACACAACTTGCAGTCAGCTGTGTTACGTAACGGGCATGATACCTGCTCGATATGCAGATTCCCTCGCAAGTCAATATCCAGCTGGAGCGTATCAAATGAACCGAAGTTACAGCGGCAGAAACGGTGAACCATCATATACTCATAGTAGGAACGGTTCATGCTGCTTCGTGAATATAATTCAGATAAGGCTGCAAATGCACCTGGGTATCTGTCATTAATTAGTTGCAACATAGATTGAATAATCTCCCGGTCTGTTTCTTGTAACACCTTAACCGGTCCGTTCATAGGCTTAACCATCACATCCCCTTCAGGAGTGCTATAGAATTCGATATTTGCAAAATCAATCATGGCTTTTAGGAAATAATTCTTCAATGGGACGACCTAATACTTCAGATATAATTTTTTGTTTAAGTGGCGGTGGAGTAATCTGTCCAGATAACCACCTGTACACCACAGACTCAGATGTCTGTGTTTTCTCCATGAGCAGCTTCACAAGTTGTGTTCGCTCATTTGGCTGGGACTTGATGTCAGTAAATACCATTTTTTCAAGATTTTAGTTAATAATGGACGTAACTGAATCTTTTTTTACTATTTTCGTCACGTCAGAAAACTTTCGTCACGCAAATATGCGTAGTATTTTTCGCATATCAAAGCATTTATGCGATAAATATTTCGCATTAACAGTATATAACAGATGGGAAATAAGAAGACTAATAGTGAGCTAAAAGAACGAATGCTGCAAATATGCGCTGAATTGGGACTATCAGCCAACAAGTTATCAGAAGATAGTGGTATGAGCCGTGAGTATATCCGACAAATGAAGGACTATATATCCCCTGAAATGCTGCGGTACATATCTCGCACATATCCCCACATAAATCTTATATGGCTAATAACCGGCGATGGGGACATAGTTAATAAGGCTAATGGCGAGGAGGTATCCTTGCTAATACGAATGCTGAATGAAGAGCGCGAAAAGAATAAATATCTCAGCGATAAAGTAGCACAACTCGAGGAGGAATTAAAAAAAATTAAGTCCTGAGTGCATTTGCAAGTCATTTGTACTCAGGATTTTTATATATCGTAAGCCGGGACAATATCGGGACAAAACGATATTATAAGCTACTCAACAAATTATAGAACATTATTGATAATCAAATAGATAAGACGCTAAACTTTTGGTAATAGAATCCAGTCACCCCGACTGGTTGTAAGCATTGATAATCTGATGATTGTCGATGCTTTTTGTTTTTTATATAGCTCATATAGCTATAGCGGTTGACGCTGTGGTTGACGCGAAAAGTCAACCAAGAAGTCAACCGTATTTTTTATGAAAGCTGCAATTTCTATTATTTGCTACAAGCATAAAGTGCTTGCAAACGGAGAATCGCCATTAATGGTAAGAATAGCCAAAGATGGAAAACGTACAATGAAAAGTTTAGGCATATCCGTTAATCCTCAACACTGGGACTTTAGTAAGAACCAACCAAGAACAAATTGTCCCAATAGGAATCAAATCAAGCAAATCATTCTGAAAACTGAAATGGAATATCAGTCCAAGGTACTTGATAAAGAACTCAAAAAGGAGGAATTTACAGCATCTTCCCTTATCAATGAACAGAAAGATTCAATCAAAGCAAAAACAGTTGAAGAGTTCTACCTATCTCTAATCGAAGATTTAAAGCAGAAAGGTAGAATTGGTAATAGCTATGCTTACCTAAACTCATATAACACCCTGCGTAATTTCAATAAAGGCAAAAAGTTGAATTATACTTTCAGCCATATAGACGTTTCTTTCTGCAAAAAATTTGAGGACTGGATGCGAAGCAAAGGAAATAAAGACACAACTTTAAGCTACCAGTTCCGTACTTTGAGAGCTGCATATAACAAAGCCATAGAAGCAAAGATAGTAGCACGTGAAAAGAATCCGTTTATTGAGTACAAGCTAAGCCACTTCAATACCAAAACTCATTAGTGTCCCGTTAGTCCCGTTAAAATGGGACGAGTTAAACAATTAATCAAATAGCCCCAGAATTAGGGGATCATTTAGATCTTTGACATCATTGAAATTAGTCTTGTCGAACAGGTCATGCAAGTGGGTTTTGTCAGTCAATGATATGCTGAGAATCTGCAAGACTTCATAGGTTGAGCGTTTCAAATTCATATCATGTTGGACAATAGCCACAAGACTGTATGTGATAATTGCCACACTAATTTGTATGCGAACAGCGTTCTCTGTTGTACCCCAGAATTTCTTTATCTTGAGATGCTGCTTGAGCCATTTGAAGAACAGTTCGATTAACCATCTTTTCTTATAAAGATTGGCGACATCCAGTGCAGAAAGTTGTTTCGCATTCGTCAGAAAAGTGAACTCACGGTTATCTTCTTCATCGCAATATCTTACGAGTCTTAATGACTCAGGATATTTCTTTTCGGAGAGATATCCGGTCAGTTTCACTTCCGCATCTGTCATTATATTCTTTGGCATTCTTCGCTTCCATTTGACAGTCTTATATTTTAAGTTCGTCTTGGCTCTGACAACAAAGAAAGAGTCTGTAAGATGTATCCTATAGAGTTCTTTAAAGGAGTCATAAGCCCTGTCGAATATATAATAAGCATTTGGCTCATAATGGATTGAAGACATTGCTGTAGAATCGTGCTTTGATGCAGTGGTTACAGTATAGAAAGCAGGAACTTGTGCTTCAATGTCGTATAAGACATGAGCTTTCACTCCTCCTTTCTTGCTTCGGAACTTTGCCCATGGAAATGTGGCTAGACACAACGGAATGGTTGTTGAATCAAACGCATATTTCTTCCCGGAAATGTCAAGGATGTTGGTAGTCCGCTTCTCGCAGGCTTCTTTCATCATATAGAATGCAAATTCTTCAAAAATTCTGTAATCACGGTTCTGGTTGGCTGTCGCAAGAGTTGTCTTGGCTATCGGTTCACGACCTAACCCAAGATGATATTGCTTGGCCCTATGCGCCTCGAAAGCAACGATTAAGTCTCGCAGGCTCTCACGGTTACTCAGTTGTCCAAACATCATCGCAAGCATCTGATTCCAGAAAGTGAAATGTTTCACATATCGGTTGCCATCATACTTGCGAACATAATTGTTGAACTGAGTTCTGTTCAGAAAAGCGGTTAGTTGAGAGAATACGTATTTGTCTTGGAACATAGCAGCTATTTATATTAGACTGCAAAGTTGCAAAATCAAGTCCGTTTCATTTCAAAAAACCATGTAAGTGACTATATTTCAATAATTTCAAAGAACTATTTATCCACTTTTACGGGACAGTAGTGATTTCCCTTATAAAAACTGATGACGACGGTTATATGAATCATACCTCAGATTCAGTTCTTTCGTTAGGAGTATTGGGAAATCCTTTCTTTTACTATCCGGCAATAACACCAACAGCTTATCTGGGTTACTTGGAATCAAAATATCACCGTAAGCCATATAATGAAATTGTAGATGGTAAAAAAATCCTTTGTGATTATGTAGCAACCATCAATGAAATTGCAACAATCGAGAATGACGGGAAAATAATCACCGTAAAGTTTCGTCAAAGTGAATCTCAGCTTTTAAAGGAGTATGTATGCTATTACATTTGGCTATTGTCCCAAACTAGTCGATGCTATTTAAACTACATAGAGGCATCAGTTGAGTCTGCTATTGCATTGTACAATAGACAAGTTTAATCTGCGGAGATAAAATAAAAACATTCTTCCAATCACCAGTTGTGTTTGCAGAATAATGTGTTAAAAACAATCTGATACACAGATAAATTATTCTCCAACTGACGGCTTTATCAAAGAAAAAAGTAACTTTGTGGGTAAGAGAATAACAGACTGGTCTTTGGGGACAAAATCAGGATGTGCCATGAATAGACCTGAAATAATACATGAAATGAATAAGTTTTTTCTGATATTATTTGTGTTGACCGCATCTATTTTGTCGGTAGCATTATGGGGATTAATAATCATAACTATACTCAATTTAATCAACTGTTTTACATGGTATGAAAAAGCCCTATATTCATTAGGGATTATAAGCATCGTATTGATGTTCTTTTCTCACGCTTTCTTATACCAAATAATGTATGACAATAAAATATACGCATTGCTAATTAAATGGATCAAAGGTCATGATATTACTCCGTGGTTTGTATTGACTATGGGACTATGTAACACCTATTTGTTGGATTTATATTACACACGAAACAAATATTCAAAATTTGATTTACTTCAGTATCGTGTAAATATTACGGATTCTATTATTGTCATGCTCCCTTTAATAAACATATGCATCTATTTTTCAATAATTAAATCCGGTGCTTTAAAACAAAAGATTAGCAAGCGAGATTTTTTGCATTTATATGTTAGAGGAAGACTGATACAGCATATTATTCAATCAAATGAATAGCAATCACTTTAATAGACATATTCCGTTTGATGAAGTCTTATAAAATTAGATATTATAGTTCATAACAATTCAAAATCAGACACATATGAAAGAGCAAGACAATAAGAATTTGGAGATAAAAACTCCCCAAAGACAGCAAATGACATCAGGAGCCATATTGGAAATTCCTATCAATAATGAGTATTATACTTATGCACAAATACTTTATAAAAGTCAATGTGCATTCTTTGATTTTAAGAGTCTGTCCCCAATTAAAGATATAACTATATTGGCGGATTTGCCTGTTCTATTCATCACAAACATATACAAAGAGGTGGTGACTAAAGGAGTATGGCAAAAAGTAGGGAAACTCCCTATCAGGGATGAATTCAAGAATCCCCCTATGCAGTATATATATCATGATTATTCTGGAAAGTTTAAATGTTATAACCCTATGACGGGTGAAATTTTTCCCATTGAAAAAGAACAAGCAGTCGGATTAGAAAGGGCAGCCGTATGGGATGCTCACCACATTGTTGATCGGATTTACGATCACTATAACGGAACTCCATGTAAGTGGTTGAAACAGCATTATGAGTTATTTAAAGAAGAAAGCTAATTCGGTGCAGGTGATTTTGATATTCCACAACATTTAAATAAAAAAGTTTTTTATGGCAAGATTCTCTCACACAATCAACATGGCGATATTCTGGTTGTTCCTTTTATTGGCGATAGTTCTTTCCCTTGCAAATTGGGGAATAATACTGTTCTCAATAGTTGACACAGTAATTATACATTCAGCTAAGGCCATCTTAGTTTACAAGATATGGGCTGCGTTAGCAATATCCGCAGTCATATTGTCTCACGCTTTTTTTTATCAAATAATGTATGATCTAACTATTAGTAGTCGAATTCTGTCATGGGTTAATCAACATTCTACCGTATTAGCAGTTTGGCTATCATTGGGATATATCAATACATACTTGGTAGATTTGTTTTATATTAAAGAAAAATATACACAGTATGAATTATTGCAATATGGGATTAATGTAACGAGTTCTACTATTGCCATGTTTCCTATATTAAATATAGTAATATATCATTCAATTATTAAAAAAATGCGCAAAAATGCGCAGCTGCTTTCTACTAAGGGATTAATTATCTTATACTTAAAAGGGCAGCTGATGACATACCTAATTCGGGTAAAGCAATAATGGCATAGATATAGATATGGTAGAAGCTGCCCTAAGAAACAATTTGAACTGGTAAAATAAGAATCTTATATACGCACTGGTAAACAAGAAAACGATTGTGTAATGGATAGATTTAAGCTTGAAATATTCAAAAAAGAATCAGAAAAAGATTTTACGTTCTATAAGACTTTATCCATGGAAGAAAGTTCTTCTTTCCTTAACGAACTTTCAGTGCAATTTCATGTTCAATGCGAGAACTTCAATATTTTGCAGAATATAGGAGAGCCAAGAGAAGATATGAATGCTGCATCAGACGAATTTCAAGTGGAAAGGCTTTTTACAAAAACGAATCATCTTGATGAGATTGCTGTTGTTTGGAATTTTGAAAATCGGATTGATGTTTTTAGTTATGATGATTTCTGCAAATACTTTTCTTACATCTGGTACCCAGTCGTAGATGATATTCTTGTTACAGACATGAAATATGATTTTATATTTTTCATTCGGCATGATGGCATAATCTTTGATATATACAGGTAACCCATTCTGTGCATAATCCATTAAATAGTTATATATGTCTTTGGCGGAAAGGAGGTAAGCAATGAAACTAACCGATAAACGAATTTGGAAATTTGAAGCAGCCATGTTGCTGTGTGGTGTGGCAACAGTTTGTATAGAAGCATTGAGCTATGGGATAAGCTTGTTTTACCTTATAGGGCAGTTACTTATTTATCCGCTATGCTTCTTTATAGGTGGAGTAGCAACGTGGAAAGTCTCTAAAGCCGGGAAAGTGTGGCAGCTCATAGGGTATAGCATGCTTTTCTCTTTCATTACCTATAATCTCTTTGCCATAGCCCTTTATCCCATATTCGGGATTCCTTTTGCTTCTTTTGCGTATTTGTCGTCGATTGGTTGCTTTGCGTTGTTCTCGGTTTTACCAGTAGTGATTTGCTGTTATGCGTATAAATGGATGGAAAAATGAAGAAATTCAGAGGACAACATCGATATTACAGAAGATTGAAAGTCGGAACACTGGCTGTGCATAGAAAAATGGACGAATGGATAGATTATCTGGAAAATGGACAATCGCAATACGACTATGACCATATCCATTTTGATTGTCCCAAGCAGCCATTGTTCCACTGGGATGCCATCAAGCAACATTTAGATGCCATGATGTGCAGTTTCAATGTTATCGCAATGAAGAGCAAAGAAACCCCATTTGAATTTCAATTGTGGGCATTTATAGGAGTACAAAAAGATTTTGGAATAGAGCCCGCATTGTATTTTCATACCCCTAATTCTGACTATGAGGATTTTCCACAAAAATTTGATGATTTCGCCTTGGAACTGCCTTGTGGAGATAAACAGCTTGAACGCTATCTCAAACAATTAGCAGATAAAGGATTCACTATTTTACACTCAAGCCAGGAAGCGGACTTCATTCAAATTATCATCTTCAATAATAGTATAGGTAAAAAATTGCACACCGATGAAACTATATGATAGAAACAAGATATTAAATACGTTCCCCATGCTAAATAGCTTCAATAAAAGCAATGGTCTTGCATGGCGTATCATTGAACAAAATGGATTCAAAATATTATTCGGTATTATGACAGATTCTACCAGTGATAAAAAATGTTTTCGCTTATATTGGTTTTATCAATGTCTGTATGTTCCATGTCCTACTTATGATATAGGGTGCGGCGAAGACATTGGCATATTTTCATTATCGGAAATAGAACTTGCCGAAAGAAAAATACATCAAGAACTCCAAAAGCATTCCATTCATTCCTTTGAAGAATTTATAAGGCAATATGGCAAGAAGATCCCATGTTATAATCAAGGTCTTGCGAATCGTTTTTTTCCTTTAGTTGCTACGTTAATCACATTGGAAGAATACAATAAAGCGTTATCAGTATTAACTAAAATCAAAGCGAAGATTTGTATTGAGCAATTTTTCCGTGGAAAGAAAACTTCTATTTCTACAGATACAGCTATGATACAGCTTATGGAATTAAGAACGCTACTTCAACAACGTCAATACCAATCTGCTCTTTCTCTTCTTAGGAAATGGCAAGACTTTACTATTCAGGCATTGAAAATTTAGTTTCGTCATTATAATAGTCAACTTTCTGATCATAAACAAATCACCAAATAGGAAGTGTAAAAAAAACAAACTGATACACAGATAATTTCTTTCCATTTTGGCGTATTTATTAATAAAAAAAGTAATTTTGTGAGTGGCTGTTAGGTCATTATTCTTTTTAAAATAAGGCATATAGTAATTATGGAATATATATATTATAGAGTTTATTTGGCATACCGTAACCATTCTATTTTCCGCCTTGACACGCATGTTCCCTAAACCTACCTTTGCGCCGTAACCCTTAAACAACAATGATTATGGCAAAAGAAAAAGTAAACTA